AACTCGGGCTGGCGAAAGCTCATCGCAATGTTAGGGTTAACGAGTGCCATGATTAGTACCCCACGCCAGCAAAGTTAGACGGGTCGTAACGGCGGCTGTTAAGAGCCTGTTGCAGCAACGAGTTCTGCGCTTGACCCTGCTGATAGTTCATGTATTGGCCCAAGCCGCCAGTAATTGCGTTGGCTGCACCCATGTAGCCAGATGCGCGGGCCTGAGCACCAGCACCAATGGTTTCAGCCAAGTTGGAGCCGAACTGCCCGGCTTGTCCGGCAAGATTCTGCGCTGCGGTCTGACCAACGCCGGCCAGCGATTGCAGCGGGTTAAGTCGCGCTTGGCGCTCGGCTTGATAGCGGTTGAAAGCGTTCTGATACTCTTGCGAGCCCATCTCCTGCCCGAACCGCGCCAGCGCCTTGCCGGTTGCGCCGCCCATCAGCCCGCCCCGCGCCGCAGCCGACCGCTCCAGCGCCTTCTGGCCCTCCGACAGCCTGAATGCGTAGCCAGGATCAGCCTGAAACTGTTGCATTCCGAACGGCGTGTATTCGGTTGCCAGCGGGATCAGCTTGTTAAGCGCCTGCTCACCAGCCTCACGGTAGGGTCTGCCCAGCTCAACCTGCCGCTCAAAAATCTCGCGCTGCACATCGGCAGCGCGGTCAGCAGCGGCGGCTTGTGTGCTGGCGGCGCTGCTCGACGCCCTGCTGCCAAGCAAAGAACTGCCAATAATCGCGGCGGGGATCATCCATGCGGCCATGTCAGGCTCCTTAAGTCACTTCGCGTCCACTGACGCGCATGTTGATGGCGCTGGCAGTTCCAGCAATTGTACTGATGAAGTCGCCGATGCCAAGCACCTGGCCCACCAGTTCTGGGAAGGTGTACACCTCGGACGGCTGAAGCGTCTTGGTCTTGGTGATCAAGTTCTGGTTGCCGGCCGAGCCAGCCGCCGTGACGAGGTTGACGCTGATCGTCGCGGCGGTGGCGCTGTAGTTCGTCGCGGTGAACTTGTCGATGATGGTCGTCACGCCAGTCGCGGTGTACTGGGTGGTTTGAGTGTTCTCGACCGTCTTGGCCGGAACGAGGACTTTGACTGAAACGGTCATGGCTAGACTCCCTGTAGTGTCGGCACAGAGGCTATCGACACAGTTAATATGACTGACGGCGTGGCCGGACGAACTGGCCCGGTTTGTGCAGCAATGTACTGAATTGTAGTGGAGGCGTTAGTAGTTGCCCACATTAACTCAATGTACTCGTCAGCGGCTAAATCGATGAACAAGTTCAACGCGCCGATCAAGTGGCCGTCTGTGCCGCCGTGCCGATTGGGCACGGAAAACTGGCTGTTAGTGTCAGGCACATCTACGCCGTTTTTACGCATCCAAATATCGGTGTCGTGGATGTTGTTGTCGGTGTTTACAAATTGAACGCTGAACTGAATGTTGTACGTTCCGGCAATTTCGCACCTGACCTTGGACTTGCAGGTGCCGGTGATGGTTGTAGACGCTACGGTCTGCGACACGCTGACCTGATAGGTGCCGGTGCTGCCATCCGTGCCTGTTAGCTGGGACACAATGCGAGTTCCAGCCGTAACGCCAGTGCCCGTGATCACCATGCCAGGGTAGATTGGCCCCGAGGTGATTGCTGTCACCGTCATGGTGGTCGTGGCAATCGACGCAGTGAACACGGCTGTGCGGTCTTCTATCGTGACGTTTTTGCTAAACTGCGTGGTGTCGTACAGCAGCGGGTACGCCGTAGTCGTCGAGCCGTCAGGCTGGTTGGCCGTGCTATAAAAGGAGCCGTATACAAACTGCGGAATCTGCGGCGTGGTAATCGGCGCAGACTGAAGCGCGTCGATCTGCTTTTGCATCTCGGCAATCTGCGACACCAAAGCCGAGCAGCAATCTGCCAACGCTTCTGCTTGGATTTGCTTAGCCAACTCATCGCTCAAGTCAGCCGCAGGCGGCAGCGTCTGCAACTCCTGCCGCACGGCGTCAAGCGCAGCCTCAAGAGACGCAATCGTTGACTCGGCGCTGAACGTAAGCCCTGAGTCATCAACGACTGCCGTGGCCGCATCGTTGAGCGACAAGAAGAACAAGTACCAAGCCCTGTCGATCAACCCGGTGCGCGGGTCGATCAACGGCACCCGTGGCGGGGTGATCGGCGTCGGCGTTGCGTTAGGGCTAGGCATTCGTTGGACTCAGAATCAACTCTGCGCCCATGATGCTGATCTTGACCGGATCGGTGCCCGATAGCTCATAAACGCGGTCGCGCAGCTTCAGGGTCATGCCCATGCGCCGCCAGAACACCCGGCGGTAGTATTCGCCGATCTTGCCAATTTGCGCCCAGTGCTCGTTGCCCCATGTGTGGCCGCCGTCGTCCGACCAGCGCAGCATGACCTCGGGGTTGCTGCCTTGCGTAACAACTGTTTGCTGTTCTGCAATTAGTCGGTCACCCGATTCCGTAACCAAATAATCGCCGTCTTCTGTCTGAAGATAAATTGTTTCGGCGATCATTGAGCCATTCAGACCAGTGCCGGCCTCGATGTCCAGTTGCAGGCTGTGCTGCGCGGTGCGCTTGAGGTTGTTCTGGCCGGTAGGCAGCGCCCGCCACGACCGCAGCCACTTTTGAATCTGGCCGTTGTCCGAGTAGTCGTCTAGATCGAAAGCGTAGATGTTGCCGTTCTCGTAGTCGCCGACGACCACCTTGTTGTTGAACGCCATCTGGCAGTTGCTGCGGTGCCGGGTGAACTCGCCGTTGCTCCAGCCAGCCCGCTCGTGCCAGGCTTGGGTGGCGGCGTCGTAGACCCAAGTCGTGTTGGCGCTCGGGAAGATCAGCACATAAAAGCTGTGGCCGTCTTGCTGGTAGGTGTACGCGATGGCGTCCGACAGGTCGCTGTACTGCTGAATCTGCCACTCGACGGCGTGGGTGCTGATGCGCTGGCCGGCGTAACCGTTGGCTCGGTAGACCATGCCTTGGCCCCGGCGGTCGCGCCCGAGCCAGAACAAGGCGTTGTCCATCTTGGCAACCGAGAACGGGGCCGCGCAGCCCAGCTCGTTAAACGCGCCTTGGATGCGCTGGAGCGGGAAGTCGGTCGCGCCGGAGTCGTACCAAACCTCAATCGAGTTGGTGCCAAAGGCCCAGATTTCGCGGAAGTTAGACGCCACGGCAACCAGCCCGTCAGGCGAGCCCTCGGTGCTGGCAAACTCCAGCGGGTCAATCGACGTGCCGTCCAGCAGCGCCGTGATCCACATCTTTTGGCTGTTGGGCTGGTTGAAGACGAAGTAGCCGTCGAGATACGCCACGGTCACGGCGCCGGGGAAGTCCGGGTCGGTGATCTGCCCAAAGGCGTTGGTCGTGTTGTTGTAGATGTAGCTCGGGCCGTTGGCCGCAATGAACAACTGGGTGCCGTTGTCGGCCAAGCTGACCGGGCCAGTGCCGGCCACGGCGCCGATAAGCGTCGGCGCGTAGCTGTTGTTGATCTTGTAGAGCTGCGTGCCCGACACCACGAAGCCGGTGCCGTCTTGCGGCGAGAAGGCCCACAGGCCCCGGATCGGGCCAGTGCCAATCGAGTTGAGCAGTTTCAGCCCCGGAGCGCGGTTTAGAAACGCCGGCTCCTTGCCCGCCTCGGGCACGATCTCGGGAAACAGGTTGACCATGCGGGCATCCGCAGCGTTGACGCTGCGAGCCACATAGGTCGAACCAAGGATCGGCGTCTTCATCAGTAGTTACCGGCGTAGATGTTATACCGCTGCCGCGTGGCAATCAGCGAGTACGGCATCGACATCACATCGTCCGGATTGTTGATGCGCTTCAAGTTGCGCTTGCTGTACATCGCAATGCGCTGCACCTGGGGGCTTGGTTCGATGCCAAACTCCGGCGCGATCTCGCAGGCCAAGTTGTAGGTAAACGCCCGCAGGTAGCCTGGCGGGAACAAGATGTCGGTAGACAGATTGGCCGGCTGCGTCAGCTCTTGGACGCTGATGAAGTGCCACTCCAGCAGCCGCGTCGGGCGCGGGTAGATGAAGATGTCAAAGTTTGGGTAGGTGTTGTTTACAAACATCACCTGCGGAAAAGTCGAGGTCACAGTCTTGACAGCGATGCCGTCATACTGTTGCTGGTTGATCAGCTTGATGCCGTACGACACGCCAGTGCCGGGGTCTTTGAAGTAGGTGGCGTCGTCCACCAGAACGGGCCGCACGGCGGTGCCGTTCAGGCGTACCAGCGAGCCGCTGGGGCCAAGAGTCTCGTTGATCGAGCCGGTCGGCCAGTTGACGATCTGGTCGATGGTGGCAAAGACAGCCAGTCGCTCGGTGTTCCACGAGTCGATCATCTGATTGAGCGCCATCAGGGAATCCTGAGACACTGAGGCCGACGGCGTTTCACCCTCGGCTAGGACGCCTAGCAGCCGCAACGCCCGGTTAATCTGTTCGCCTGCGGTGTAGGTCGTCATGCTATTCCTCTTCGTCCTTCTTGCGCCGCCCGCGCCGAGGTGCAGGTGCTACCTCAATTTGCGGCTCGATCTGAGGCGCATCTTGTTCCTCAGGATTGTAGCGTGACCAGCCGTTTTGAACATCAAAATCGGCTTCCAAGTCCATCACGGCAACTTTAGCGCCGTGGACGGGATGTGTCAGGTAGATTGCGGCCATGTGTGCAGAAGTGGGGGCCAAAGCCCCCACTTAATTAAGAAGCGACAAGAGGAACGGAGAACCAGTCTGTGGTGTCATACGCCACAAACCAGCAAGCCGTTTTCGCAGCCATCGAGAAAGCCGTAGTGCCCGCGACGCCGTTGATTTTGGCGCTGCCGGGAGCGTAGACCTTCAAAATAGCGTTGGCCGTATCGTCGTTCTTAACCACAAGCAGTCGGCCGGCCGTGGGAGCAGGCAGCACAACACCTTTGGTGGCGTCAGCTGCAGTCACCCAGTTGAACGAAGCCGTCATAGCCGTCGCGTCGGCGCGGGTCGAACCCGCAGCCGCCGGTTTGGCGACGTCGACGCTCAGGGAGGCGCCGGTCAGCGTGGGGCTGGACAGCGTGCCGCCGGTGATCGTGGAGTTGGAAATAGCGGCACCCGTAATCGTGGTCCCTGCGACAAGCTCGGGATCGGAAAACGCGACGCCTACTGCTTTAGTATTTGGCATGATATGTCCTTTTAAAAACAGGAGGCCGAAGCCTCCCGTTAGCTTAGACGCGGTACAGAGTCCAAGTCGTGTCGCTGGTTTTACGAGCGATAAACGAGGCCGAAGTACCATCGTTGATGGCCAGCGAACCGACAATCGTCCAGCCCGTGCCAGTGCCAGCGGCCATGGTGATGTCGCCGGTCGAGGTGCCAATGTTGACCACCACCCAGTTAAAGGTGCTGCCAACTTTAGCACTAGACACCAGATCGTTCACACCAGTGACGCCGCCTGCTGTAACCACGATAGGCATCGTGTAGGTCGTAGCAGTGGTGCCAGGATTGGCGATCAGAATACCGCCAGTTACTTCAGCAGCCGTCAGGGTGACAGCGGAAGTGCCAGTTTCAGTAGTAGGGGCGGGCAAGTAGCCGATGACGGGTTCGTTGAGGTTGCCGTCGCCGACTTGATAGCCGCCTGCGCCATTAGGGAGAGCCATGATAAATTCCTTTCAAAAAGTTACGAATTGAAGCCCCCGAAGGGGCGTCAAAATCAACCCCACATCCGAACGCCCATCTGGGGACGGATGGTGCTGTAGCCGTACAGAACGTCAATACGGCAAGGCATACGGTCGTTGTTGATGTCGTACTGGCGCACCACACGCAGGCTGATGCCATTGTGAACGGCGCGAGCGGCCATGTCCACACCTTGCGGCAGGAGCAGGTCGGCGGTTGCGAAGGTGATCGCGTCCTTGTGGTACACCAAGTTCTGGGCGTACTGGCTGGACGGAGCGCCAACGAAGACCACAGCCTTGTTGTTGCCAGGCAGAGCGGTCATGGTAGCCAGTGCATGGCTGGCCGAGTACATCGGAGCCACGGTCACAGTTGCGGTGGTGGTGGCGGTCGAAGAAGCCAAGGCCACAAACTGAAACAGCGAGCCGGTGGACTCGCGAGTCTGCGGGTTCACAGCGTAGACATCAGCGATGGTGAACACGTCACCAACAGCGATGGTGTCGCCAGAGCCAACAGTCAGAGTCAGCGTAGCAGCGCCTTCAGCAGTCACGGCAGCGGCGGTAACCACGCCAGTAGCAGCGCGGGAGCCGGTGGTGTGTTGCTTGATCGACTGAGACATGTTGATCTCGTCGAAGCCCAACACGCCCATGCCCATCATGCCGTTCTTGAACTGCTTGCTAATGGTGTCGGTGGGATTGAAGAGACCCTTCATGCCCTCGACCAGACCAGCGTTGGCAGCCGGGTTGACGGTTGCGTAGCGCGGGCTCATCACAGCAGCGTTCTCGTTGAGTTTCTGCTGGGCTTGCAGCAGAACCAGCGAGGTAGCCGGCGTGGTGCCAGGGGTGCCGACGGAGTTACCGATGCTCTTGTAAGCGTTGGCAACGTCAGCGTCGATGCTCGATGCCAACTGGCTGATACGAGGTTTCAACACACGCTCTGCAAAGTCGTCCAACTGCATGGTCAGTTCGGCAGACGTGAAGTTCACGCCGATGTGCTTCTGCGAAGCCACAGTCAGGGTGGTGAACTGCTCGTTGTCATCCTGCACTTGCAGGGCAGCGCCGTCGGTGACCAGAGCGCGGTCAGGCAGACGGATACGCAGGGTAGAACCGATCTTGGCACCTTCAACAGCAAAGCTGTCGTCGTACTGACGGTTTACGTTACGGGTGAGCACGAGGTTGTTCTCCAGAATCTCCAGAGCCTTCCGCGTGATCATGTCAATGGTAAGAATGCTATTAGCCATTTCGGCGGTCCTTTCAAAGTTAGCGGTTCATTTGTGCTTGCAGCTTCTTCATCTGCCGGGCACGTTCAGCTTCAATCCACTGCGAGTCAGTCATGGTCTTCGTCGAGCGAGGATCAGTCGTGTCGTAGGACGAACTTCCACTGGTGCGTGCGGTAACAGGCGAAATAGGCGCAGGCGCAGACGTAGTTGGTTTCACAAGAGGATTGGAGCCAAGTTTGGCCTCAATCTTCCCAATCTCTCGGGCCTGCAAAAGAGGTGCCAAGCGGGAAATGCGATCAGCTTCCTTCGGGTTGGTTCCCAGCCAGTAGGCTAGGTCCGGCCCCATGTCGGACGCCTTGATTGTCTCGGCCATCACGTCAGTGACTCGAAGCTGCGGGTTGTAGGCGACTTGTTCAAAGTCGTCGTACTTGGCCCTGGCCTCTTCCTCACGGTCGTGGTAAGCGTCGTTAATCTCAGCCTGCTGCCGTTGGAACTCACGCTGCGCGAGCAGTTCTTCAGCCTTTTTGACGGCCAACGCTTCCGCGTAGGCATCAGGAGACTCGAAATGCTCGATAGGCGGGACTTCTCTTGGCGCTTGCGGTTGGGCAAGTTTAGCCTGCTGCTCACGTTCCCATTTGCGCTGCTCTCTGGCAAGGCGTTTGCCGATCTTCTCGTCGAGTTCAGCCTGGGTGAATTTCTTCTCCTCGGGCGTCTGCTCGGGTTGACTCTCAGCTACTTCCGGCGCGTTTTGTGCAGTGTCCGTGGTGGCCGTCACCTCGGCTGCTGGCGCGGATTCAACTTCCGCTAAGGTTTGACTTTCGTCGTTCATTTCACGTTCCTAAGGAACCTCGGTCTACTGGGCCGATACAGGGGGATATTTTATGTCTTAAGTGTATCAAGTTCAATTTGCAACATGTTTATTTTTGCAGAAAGTTCTTTTACG